CGCGCCAGCGTAGAACCCCGAACCGAGATCCTGCTGCGCCTTCACACCCTTCTGAGTCTTGCCCTTCATTTTACCTTCTCCTCTTTTACGCAGTCAGGTTCAGAGCCTGAGCGTATGTGACCGTGATGACGCCAACACCGTCGCCGGTATTGGTCGAAGTGACGAGGATCTTCCTGTCGGTGGTGCCGACATCGATCCAGTTGCCGGTACGGGTAGCATCAGCCCCCGGAGAAACGACAACGGAGCCAATGGTGCCGCCAGCAACCGCGCCAGCAGCGGTGTAAGCCGTTGCCGAAGCCGTGTTGCCAACACCAAGGGTCGTCGCCGCACCCGTCCAAGCAGTCGTCACGAACAGCGTGATGCTGATGATGTGACTGTTCTTCGGGATCACGACCGTGGTAGCGCCGCTCGCCTGCGTAACCGCAGACGACTGCGCCATGACCACATACCCGACGTTGGCGACATCCGTACCAACGGTCGTACCCGTCGTATACAGAATGTCACCAGCTCGGATAGGGCCTGTGAAGGTTGTCTGTGCCATTCATTGCTCCTGCACGATAAGATCACGTTGTCGGTGCAGCGTCTGCCGGGGCAGTCAACGTGATCCGGTCACCCGGAAGTAGAAGGGGCGAGTTTCCCCGCCCCTTCCTTGGTCAGGTCGGGAAGCTGGCGAAGATGCTGCGCCAGTTGTAGTAGCCAAACGAGTACCGCTCGTAGCCCTTCACCAGCAGGTTGTCCGTCACGAAGTCAACCTGCATGTCCGACTCAAACTTGACGCGCTCCATGTAGGAGAGACCGTCAATGTTGGTGAGCAGGAACCACGCAGACGACGAGGTGAGGAAGTCGCTGACCATGTAGCCCTCCGGCAGACCGCCGGAAGTCATCATGATGGCATTGACGTCGTTGTCCGCTGTACCCGGACGCAGTTCCGTCTTCGTCAGACGGATCGCAACCGGCTCAAGGCCAGTCGGCACGATGAGCTTGCGCGCGCGCGCAAACACCTTCAGGCCAGCCTGATCCTTGAAGTTGGCGCGGACCGCGATCATGCCGTTCAGCAGGCTGGCTTCGTTAAGCTCAACCTGAGTCGCGGGCGTGTTCGAGACCGTGCCACCGTCAATCGGATGATCCGGCGCGACGAGAGCCTTGCCGTCACCACCGATGGACGAGTTGTACGTCGTCGCGGTGTTGAGGATGTTCGCGGCGTAGATCTCCTTGGTCTGCTGGAAGGACTCGATCAGACCAAGGTTCGACGGCATGAACTGCGTCTTGTACAGGTTGTCATCAACCGCCTTACGGGTGATGGCATAGCCGAGAGCGATCTCGGTATGCTCCTGATTGTAGACGTAACGCTCACCAGCGCCGTTGTCGAACGCAGTCTGACCACCCTCGGTCTTAAGCTGCGCGAGGCCGAGGAAGCGCATCTCAGCGGTGCGCTCCAGAGCCATCTTCGACTCATGCTTGGTGAAGATCTTGTCGTACTGCGACGGGATCTGCTCGTACTTGCCCTCGATGCCGCGAAGGCCGGGGAGGAGCAGATCCTTGATGGCACTAAGATTGACAGCCATTGGTGCTTACTCCTCTCAGATGCCCGTAAGGGACTTGGTCGCGACGTTGTTGAACGCCACGATGACCCAGTTATACGCACCCGACTCCGTGCCAGCGGAACCCGGAGGGGCGCTGACAAGGCCGACGATGCGGAACGGGAGAGTGTTGGTCGTGGTCGCGCCCGTGATGTACGCGCCCGAGATGCCGTTGGCGGTGTTACCCGTGCCAATGGCATAGCCAACATTCAGGTTCACATCGCCCTGCACGATGCCGGTCGCGTCCGACTGGACGACGAACTTGGCATTCGGATCGTTGACGATGTAGCCCGTGACGTAGTTGCTGGAAGCAACGTCCGAACCGGGCCAGTAGTTCGACCACACGGTGCGCTTCTGCGCGACCGAGAGATACTGGCAGCCGACGAAGATACCGGCGATACCGGCAGCAGCCGTCGTGCCATCGCCCTGAACGACCTGACCATTGGCATCCGGCTCAACCGGGTCGCCAAAGAAGATGTTCGTGGCATTGTAGGCGATCTGAACGGGAACCTGCTCATACGTCGGAGCAGAACCATTCCCGCTGTACTGACGGAAACCGTAGGGCGCATTTGTATTCGCCATAACGGATTCTCCTTCTTCAGGAGGTCCATCATCGCGCACCGGGGCGACTTATGACCGGGGAAAAAACTCCTCACCGGGGGAGTTGAGTCGATTATTTCCACATCAAGATACAAAAGTAAAGGGGGCCGAAGCCCCCTTTTGTTAGGTTATGCAGTAAAGCATATCCTAAACATTATTCCCTCGGGATAGGAACAGCTTCAAAACTCTTGTTGATCTTGGGTCGAGCCATGGCGTGGTCGCGCGTCATCGTCCCATCCGGCGTACCGGCGATCTGGGCCTCCTTGGCGCGGACCTGATCCTTCGCAGCCTTGTTCTGGATGCGACGAGCCTCCTCGACAACCTCTGTCGGACGCTCCATGAGGATCATGCCCTTGCGCTCGATGGTCCCCTTGGTCCAAGAGGCAGGCATCATGCCGGGATGACGACGGGAGGGGACAGCTTCCCAGCCCATCCGCGCCAAATGGATCTGATGCGTGGCATCTTCCTGCCCAAGGATCGACAGACGCTTCCACTCATACGTCCAGCCCTCGGGAATGATCGACGGATCGACGAAAAACTCGTCCACCCCCTGATCCATGTCGCCAATGTGGCCCCGGATCTCGGCTGCACGACGGGCAGCACGGGCGCGAGAGTCCTCCTCCCGCACCTCGGAGCGCATTTCGGCGCGCGGAACAGCCGCAACAGGCTCGATAGCGGTCTCATCGACCGGCTTCTGGAGGCGAGACGGGCGTCCACGACGGCGAGGAGCCTCGGAAGAGGCCACAGGGGTCGGATTGATAGCGTTATCCATGATCTTTCTCCTCAATTCGGAAGCTTGCCCTCCTTCTGGAGGGCCAGTTTGTGCTTCGCGTACTCGGTTTCGGTCATTCCAAGCATCTTTGCCGTGTCAGCCTCGGCTCGGGTCAGTCGAACGATGTTGGAACGACCGTTGGAGCCTCGATTGACGGGGGCAGCAGCAGGAGGAGCAGCCCGCGCCACGGGTTTTGCAGCAGAAGACAAGGGACTCTCCGTAGCAGGCTCGCTCTGAGCCGGTTCAACACGCCGAACACGCAGCGTATCCTCGATTGCAGAGAAGTATCCTTCCGAATCCGGCACATGACCATCCGCAACCGCAAGGTTATGAGCCGCAATCATCTTTTGATTGAGGCGCGGGTCAGTCACGAACTGCGGATTCTTGCGAACCCAGTCAGCAGAACGAGGTGAAAGCTGCGATGCGAACTGCTCGACAGGGTCGGAATGACGCTGGACAGGCTCCTGACGGGGCCTGACCTTCATCGCTTCCCTACCGTTCTCAAGCTGAAGGAGCTTGGCGGCGTTGTTGGACATCGCTTCCTGAAGCTCGGCGGCCCGGTCGAAGTCACCGACCGACATTGCCTCCTTCAAATGCCCCTTCAGGATGCCCTGTTCACGCTGCATCGTCTCAATAGCGCCAGTCACAAGCTGAAGATTGGAATCCTCAACCTCCGTGCTGGCCTGTCGAGCGCGAGTTTCAGCCTCGATACGGGCGCGACGCTCCTGCTCAAGCTGCGCGCGAAGCTCCGCAAGAGCCTTGGCGGGGTCTTCCTCTGCCGCAATCGGCCTTTCCGGCTCTGCCGCAGCAATAGGCTCGTCACTCACCTCGACGCTAGGCTCCGAATCCTTGTTCGCAGCCTCATCGAGGTTGATTTCAAGCTGGTCTTCCTTGGGATCAGACATGATTTTCTCCTCACCACACTTCATCGGGCGACTTCACGCGCCCCTTGACCTGCGTATCAGACAGGATTCGACACAGAACACCGTTGACCGTGATGTTCCAGCCATCGGAAGGACGGAAAACAAGCCACTCGTTGAGTGAAAACTTGTCCCCCTTGAACCATCCCTCCTCGTTTTCCTCGAAAGCGCGCGGCCCCATCTTCAGGAGCAGCCCAACCTTCGACTGAAAACGATCCTCGTCAGTCGTCTTGTCCGACAAATATAGACCACTCTTGGTCTTCTGCGGCCTGATGTAGACGCCAACAAGGATCTGGTTGTTGAAGATTTCGAAAGTAGAAATGTCCCTGATATCGCTCAGAATCTTTTTCGCAGGATCAATCTCATGTTCCATACGCATGAACGGCATAGTTCTCCCCTTACCGTTGATTAAGCTCCGTCTCCACCTCGTCACAGGCATCCAGCGCAGCCAGAAGACCGTGAATAACACCAACCCGGAACTTGTAGTCGGTGTGTTCGATTGTTGCGTGAGCAGAAATCAGCGAATCTTTCGCAACTTCAATACGTTCACGCAGATTTTTCTTCAATTCACTCTGATAGAAAGCTTGATGAGTAAGCACAACTGCCCCCTGACAGTCCCCCTTATATAGAATTGGTGGGGAGAGAGCGTGAGGGGGTCACACTCCCTC